ATTGCCCTGCGCACCCTGGAATCCTTGGTTGCCCTGAGCACCTTGGTTGCCCTGAGCACCTTGGTTGCCCTGAGCACCTTGGTTGCCTTGCGTACCTTGGTTGCCTTGCGTACCTTCGTTGCCCTGCGCACCCTGGAATCCTTGGTTGCCCTGAGCACCTTGGTTGCCCTGAGCACCTTGGTTGCCTTGCGTACCTTGGTTGCCCTGAAAGCCTTGATTGCCCTGCGCACCTTGGTTGCCTTGGAATCCTTGATTGCCCTGCGCACCTTGGAATCCTTGATTGCCCCGCGTACCTTGGTTGCCCTGAAAGCCTTGATTACCTTGAAATCCTTGATTTCCCTGAGCGGCAGACGCGCCATTTAAACCTTGAGCGCCTTGAACGCCTTGTATCCCTCCTGTGCCAAGAGAAGCAGTAACAGCTCCCACGCTACTCGTTACTACTTGAGTAGAAGGATTCAGTCCCTGGACTATGACTTCTACGTTAGGCATTTTGTTATGAAGAAGCGGTTGTAGATTCTGGGAAAATATTTACCATGCCTTGAACGATTTTTTCTACATAACCGCCAGTGAAGATTTCTATATCGTACACACCTTGCGTGACGGGTAAGTCTCTCGTCTCTGCGGCAAGAAGTCTTACGTCTATAAAGCCAGAAGTTAAAAAGCCAGTAACGCCAGACGGCCTTAAATCAATTAAGATGCCTGTTTGAGAAAATTTGTGCTTTGCGCTGCCCCTTATACCGTACCCAGTTAAATTGATGGGTGCGTTGCTAGAGTCTTTGACTGACAGCCTAACGTAAGCCTCAGACCCCTTAGTAATATTTAAATCATAACTATTAGCCATGACTCTAAATACTACACTAATTTAGGAAAAAATTATCTACCTTCTTCTAAAATTCTTTTGACTTCTTTGGAGAGTTTCTGTGGGGCCTCTTCTATTCTCGCGGGTTTTCTATATGCCGAAATGTGCTTTTGAAATTCTTTAACCAAACGCTTGGTAAGCATTTCTATATTATCAATAGGGATAATCCCCACTTGAGAAGCGTGGGTTTGTAAGTCTGTTTTGTTCATCTCGTGGAGGCGCGCGAGATAAACTCCTTCATCGAACGTATTGTATTTATTAAGTCCGGTATCTCCCCAGATCTGATCCAGGGTTGTCGGCTCAAAACCCTCCGCTTTGCCGTGGGTTTGATTTAATTCGTTAATCTTCTTCTTTGCCATAATCGTTTCCTTTTGTTTTCTTTTGGATGAGAAAAAGCAACAATCAATTCAAAAAAAAATCCCCTCAAGGTTTTATCCTTGAGGGGAGTTAATGTTAACTAACTATTAGTCCTTGAGGATGATGCCAACAACCGCGCGGGCGTCGATGCAAACACGGCCCTCTTCGAGAGATCCGTAGAAGCCAGCCTTGTCCGCTCTGGTGATGTTGAACTGGTCATCGGGGGCGGCAACGAACGTGCTGCCAGAATCAGCCTGACGAGCAATAGGACGAATGAACGCGCCTTTGCTGTTGTCAAGACCAATCACTAGCTCGTCGGTTGCGGCGAACACCTCGGCGCTGGCTCCAGCGAAGGTGGTATAGGTTGTCGAGGCAGCCATTGAATCAAATAGGGTATTGTACTTCTTGCCAACGCCGAGTTCGATCAATTCATTAATCTGGATGCCAAAGATCTCCTGGGCACCAGCGCTGCGATAGATTTCCTCACGAACTCCAGCGGGGAGATCGGTGGCGGAATTCGTTACGGCGTTGAAAGCGAACGCTCTGATGTCGGCCTTAACTTCCGGGCTTACATAGATGTCCGTGATGCCATTGCTATAAGCGTTGGCCGGAGCGCCACCAGCGAAAGATTCATTAAGTCTCTTCGCTCTGGTCATTAGGTTGCTGAGAAGACTAAGTGTGAACGCCGCACGAGTACCGCCGCCAGTAGCGGAGTTGAAAACGTGTTTGGTTGAGTTGGTTGAAGCTTCGGCGAGAGACTTAAGAACTACGGCCCAAGCGTTTCTCTCCTGTTTAATCAAAACTTCTTGAGCCATACGCTCAATAGCCTTGCTGATGACGTCTAGGCGAGCTTTGCGAGCGTACGACTTGTTGAAAGAGACGGCGCTATCAAGACGATAAGTCGCGATCTTCAGTTCCTGCATGCCGGTAACCTGTGAAGAAGGAAGACCGCCAGCCATTCCCTGACTCCACACCTGAATGTGGTTCTGAGGGGTCTGGTAATACAAGTCTAGAGGATAACTTGGGCTATCATCTTCATCGAACGGAGCGTCCGAGTAGATTGCGCCAGCCGTTGCTGCCTGCTGAATGACTTGCTGAACCACAGGGCCGAGAAAAGCAGCGAAAGCTTCGCTGGCTTCACGAGCGACTGTGGGATTCTTTGAACCAATCGCTCTGATTAGTTCGACCTGTTCTGGAGTATTTTTTAGTGAAATTTTCATAATATTATTCTCTTTTATAAATTTCTTTAAGGTTTAGAGATCGAGTTTGATAAGAACGCCGTTGTTGCTGTCCTTAGCTCCGAGCGCGGTGCCAACTCTAACGTTGGATCCAGCGGTTGTCGTGATTTCTCCAGCAGCGCCACAATAAAGAGCGGCTCCGGCAGTCGGCGCGTCAGAAGCGAGTGTCGCTCCGCTGTAAAGGAAGATTCCTTTTGTGACGATCGGAACAGACTGGCCGCTCAAAACGGCTTCCATTTCGGCCGCTTTGCGGGGGTTGAATTTCAGCAATTCGCCGTTCTCGTCGGTCTCTTTCACGTCAAAGAGAAGCATACCGAGGGGGGCGTCCGTTGCGCCAGCAACAGCGACCTTGGCTGTAACTCCGTAGCGTTGAGAAACGGTGTTGCCAAAAGAAGCGCCGACGCTTCCGAGCATTTCGAGTTCGTCCGAGCTCTTCCAGCCGGTCGAAACTTTGACTAGTGTCCCCTTTGTGGCGGGAAGTGTTCCGTCAAACGCAAAAAGATTGATTACATCTTTCTCGTCATAACTTCTGAATGGATTGAGTGTGGGCATAATTTTATTCCTTTATAATTAGTATTTGATGTTAAAATTTTCTATTGAAAATGCTGATTTATATTTGCTTGCAACGGACATGTCGGCTGGCGTTGTAGAGGCGATAACCATTTCTTTGACTTCTACAGCCTTCTCAACAACTTCCGTAACTGTCTCTACTGAAGATTTCATTTCTTTCTTACCGTCTTCCTTCTCTTCTTTGTCTTTAATCTTGTCTTTGATGAAGTCGGGAAGTTTTTCCTGCTTTTTGGTTAGTCCTTTGGCCATCTTCTTCATTTTTCCATGATAAGCGGAGAAGGACTCTTCGTTTAAATCTTTAATCTCTTTTGCGACTTCGGCACGAAGCTCGTCATCGAACTGAAACTCTTCTTCTAGAGCTGACATTCTTTGATTAAACGCTTCTTCGGCGTCCTTGGACGCTCTTGCCTTCTCGATTTCGTCTAGGGCTTTTTTGACGCTTGAAAACTCCTCTTTTAACGTCTCGTAGTCTTTTGAAACGGCTTCCGTTTTGTCTGTTGCGGCTTTAAGAGCAACTTCCACAGAAGTTTTCTCTGCCGTGAACTGCTCGGAAGCTCTCTTTATCTCGCTTTCGATGAATTCAACCATCGAAGAAGCCTTGACTTCTAAGAGTAAAGCATCCGTAATGTCGGCAACGCTTGAAATTTTCATATCTTCTTTTAAAGTTAATACATGTATTCCAGTAGAAAGAGAACTATTATTTTTTGTTTTATTAAGTTTGTCGTTTTCTTTTTCTTTAACTGGCGCAATTTTCTCTTCGACAACCTCCGCTTTTATCGTCAATACGGCGACCCCTTTTACGTCAGCAGCGGGGTTAACCGTCAAACCAACCCCGAGAGGAACGACCTGAGCAATGACTTTGCGATAGACGTTTTTCCCATTTTCAAGTTTCCCAGAACCACCCAAACCCTTCAAAGAGCCCTGAAGTTTCGAAATTTCCTCTTCGTTTTCAATAATTAAACCGTTCTCTATGTTTTTTTCTTCACCCTCTGTGACTATAATGTGATAGCCCGAAAACCCTAGCTCCCAACTCGCGGAAACCTTTAGATAATCTTCGCTGGTCGGGTCATTAGAATTCTCAATGACATCCGCTAGAGTAGAGTTTACGACTTTCCAGATGATCCCGCCCAAAGTAATATTAAATGGAGTCTTTGTGTCTCTAACCTGCTCTTCACTAAGAACCTTATCGGTTCCAAATTCGCTAAAACCTGCCGTTAAGATTGTTCCCACGACTTGCTGCCGGTTATGTTCAACGTTTATGGGCTTATTAATGAAGTGTTTGTAGGCTTCTAGAGCTGTTTGCGTGTCGATAACGTCACCGTTCTTGTTCGCTCTGTTAACAACGCAAGCGTTGAAAGCGACCGGAAGCAAATCTATGTTTTTGCCCGTATCTACACTCGGGATGAACGCTCCAATGTCAATAAGACTAGCCAAAGCTAGATATTTATCTTTTTCCTCTGAGACTAAAGGTTTTAAGATAGAACTAAAAATCGATATAAATTTAAATTGTTGCATCTCTATTCCGTTTCTTAACTAATTAATACACCAAATAAATTATACATCATACCAGAATTTATTAGTTTTTCCATCAAGATAAAGATCCTGAATTTTATTAAAATGGTAATTTAAATCATATTTAATCACGTCTTCGGCAGCTAACGCGAAATCCTCCTCGGAGGGGCGCGCATCTTTAGTCAAGTCTATGCTCCCAGACATGAGGCGTAAAAGAAGATTTACCTTAGCTATCGAAAATTGAATCTTATACTCGGGAAACGGACTAGCTTCGGAAGCCTCGCAGAACAACCGCTTTAAATTCGAAAGACTCGTCTTCTCGGAGCGGGTCGCGTTGTGCTCTTTGACTTTAGCTTTTAGGCATTGAATGATTCTCGAAGAGAACTCTATAACTTGGGCGTTATTTTTTATTTCTAACGCCTCTCCAGGAATAATCAAATCAAGATTCTTGTTGATTAAATCAAGCTCTATAGTTTTCCTCTTAATGCTCATAAATTACTTATAGCTTGCGAAGAGTAAGCTTGCTAAGTAAGTGTTGACGTTATGTTTGCAAGCGAGTTCCGTAATTTTTTCTACTCTGTTGTGATTTTGATCAACAGGCTTCTCGCAATACTCCTGAATCTTTGCGACCCAATCAGAAGGGGGCTCGTTGCAGATGATTATTTCAGAAATATTTCCGGCAACATCTTTCTGTTCTTGACTCAGCTTCTTTAGTTTGTGAGTCTTCTTTAGGTGGTCTTCGATCTTTGACTGAAGCTGCGTAGCGAGGAGCATATTCTCCTTCATCTTTGATAAGCTGTAACTTTCGCCTGTAGAAGCGCCAATTGGAGACATCTTTTTCGTGCTCTGTTTTATCCCCTTCGTTCCTTCTGGTCTTCCGGCATCAGGAGCCGCAGAGCCGCCGATTAATGGAGCATAAAGCCCCTCGTCTTTTCTTTCTTTGAAAACTTTTTGACTCTCGACGGAGGCTTCTTCTTCTGGTAATCTGCCCAACTGCATAGCCTCGATTGTTTCCTTGGGGGTAAGCACACCCAACTCAAGAAGACGAGTATAAACTTTATCCTTCGCAGAGTCGTCCTTCAACGTTATTTCGTCAAAGTAAGGTTCGGGATAGTTCTTGAAGCCTAAACTCTTCGAGATTCTTTTTATCTCAGGAATTAAGAAGTCATTAAGGAAAGCGAGCCTTCCCTGCTCTAATCTAGCCAAGAATACATCTACTTTAGTTGATTGGTTTGCAAACTTTTCTCCACCGACGAGGATATTGTTTAGCCCTATATTGATATCTCTGTCGAAGATCTCATACTTCTCCGGATGCAAGAGGTCTGCTATTTTTGGAATAACAAACTCTGCTTTCGTTGTATAGTCCGCGATAAGAACTCTTCCGACTGATTCATTTTCAAAAAGAGTCTGAAGCGCTACCAAATTCTTCTGGTTTATTCCGCCCTCATTCGGAGGCGCACCAGCAGTAACAAGAAGCACCGCTTGCTGCATTGTCCTTGATATCGCCATGTCCATCTTTTTTAGTTCTGCTTTGAAATTTATATCTTCAAGAACAGGATAACCCATGGGAATCGCGAAGGGTTCATAGTCTTGCTTTTTGTAAAAGACAGCGGTGACTTTGTTCGGGTCCAGAGGGATAAGAAGAGCGCTGCCGCCGCCTTTTTTCACGGCTTTTTGAGTCTCTGGATCCAGAGAATTTAAAATTTCTAGATCCTCATCCGTTTGAGGATTGCGGAGTCTTTGAAGCTCGTAATCGCTAATTATTTTTTGATACTTTCCGCCCACAAAAGAAAGGCTTCCTGTTAGTCTTATGTCGGAAGGGTTTAAAACGATGTATCTCGACGGAATAAATGCGTCAGAAGAAAGATTTGGACCCTCTTGAGCGTATGTCTGCGTAATCTTATTTACGTCCTCACGGTTAAGTTTAGCATCAAATCGGTATGAAAAGACGTTCCCAGAGCGATAGTACTCCCTGAAGAATTTGTCTTGGAAGCTCCATAAATTAATCTTCTTGAAGAGAGCCGTAAAGAAATCTTTCGCTTTCTTGTTCCCTCCCTCGAAGTAAATCTCGCTTATAGAAAACTCCGTCATCAAATCGATAACGTTTCTGAAAATAGCAAAATTATAATAAGCTTTCTGACAAAGGATAACCGCGTCTCTAATATCTAACGATGATCCAGAAGCTCCATAACCGCTTGACATTTTGAATGGAATAAGTCCATCTTCGATATTCTTAAACTTGTCCGTTCTCTCTATCGAGCCAGCCCTGTTTCTGCGTAATGAGGTCGTATTCGCTGAAGCGGCAACCTCGAACACATTCATCTGTGTTGTATTTTTCGTTTTTTTCATTCTGGCCTTTTATATATTACACGATTATCAGATTAGTCTCGGCAAAAAAGTGTGCATTCCTTCGTCTTCCGCTTTTACATTCAATAGGTCGTAGTAACATTTAACCCCCCAATTCCCCAGCAAGAGAGCCGTATAATTATCTTTCCTAGCTCTATTGGGTGACGTATTTCTTCTCAAATGCTGCGGCAAATCAAAACTTTGCGACCCTTTCGACGTTGATTTAACCTCGATTAATGCACATTGTTTTTTCGTTTGGTGAATTAATATGTCTTGGTCTTCTATAAAGTCTAAAGTGGAGTCTTTGTTTATTAATTTTAAATCAATACTATACTCCATACTTTTATTAAGTATTTCGTGGTTTGTGCTTATTCTGGAGCCGAACCAGACCCTCTTATGATCGATGCAAGCCTGAAGGAGTTCGTTAGATTTACGGATAAAGGTTGTAGTAAAGATTTGTTTTATACAAATAAACCCTAATTCTTTATTAAATTTTCGTTTTGATGACTTAAGCATCATCTCGTAATCATTTCCTTCTAGATCCGCATCAAAGTCAAAGAACTTAAGCTGTTTATCCTTAAAGAGCTCGGATTCGTTGCATCCATCTATGAATTGCGAACCAGCATTATCGATAATTACGAACTCGACATTAAAGGAGGATGTAAGATAATGAAAGTATTTGATGTGGTCTTTTAGATTCCCTCCAGCAACGGCGTAATTATGAACCAATGTTCCTATTTTATTTTCATCATTCAACTCCATCACCGCCATAGCAAAAAAGTCAGAGCTTGGACTGTTGCTGAAGCTGGGATCTATTGCTATTATGTATTTTTCAGCTCTGTCTCCTTTAATCTTTAGCGTCGGCTCTTCTCCGTCCGGGATCGTGCATGTATGCATCTTTTTCGCGCTGAAGTACGAGTCTGAGCCATCCGTAAATTGAGCGCAGTACTCCCTCATGAATGAGGAGTGGGAAGATCCACCGTTCTTGGCCTCTTCGATTGCCGTTTGGTCAATCATATGGTCTGGCAACGCTTCGTACCCCAACTGAGAAATGAAGTACGTGGCTTCTTCTTTTTCTTTGGAGAAAATTTTAGTAGTCCACTCTTGATATGTTTTGTAAAGGTTCTCAAACGTATAAGAAGCGGAAGAGAGAGCTATCATTTTAGAAGAGTTTGGAAATACCATCCTCTCTTCGTCTTTCATTAAGTTTTCTCTAATGAGTTGGTCTTCGATTTCTCTAATTTCTATTCTTTCCTTCATGTTCTGAGGAGCGACCAAGAAGGGCATCAGAACTGTTTTGATTATGTCTTCGGGGAGAAGAAGATACTCATCCAAGACGAGGACATTCGCACGGAAACCACGAATTTTTTCTCCGTTTAATGGGATCGCAGTTATTGATCCACCGTTTATCGCCCATTCAAATTGATCGTTTCTTTTCGCTTTGGCTCCGAAGGCTTGAGCAAGTAATTCCGCTCCTTTAGAATCAACTAATTTTTCTAGATGATTAAAGATAAACCGCGCCGTTCTAAACGTCGGTCCGGCTATTAGAATTTTAGTGTTTGGCTCGAAGATACACTGCAAAAAACAATAAACTGCGGCTATGAATGTCTTTCCGCAACCGCGCCCCCAGACGTTCATCGAGAAGTTTCGATTAAGCATCCCTTTCAAAACTAACTCTTGATAAGCGGCAAGTTTTACTCCCGAAATTAATTCCGTAGTTAACCCGACGTTCGTCCTTAAGAATTTCGCTAGAGTAATTTTGGCCGTCCTATCGTCAAGGTCGCCACGCAAAGACAGATACTCCTGATTGAGGTTAGGAATTTCTTTTTTGTACTTGTCTGGAGAGTACCACATGATTTATAAAAGTTTTAAGTCGTAAGCTAGTTGGAGGTCTATTTTTTTATATCCACATCCACAAGTGAATAGCTTCTCGACCGTTTCAGCAGCGACATCTCTTCCGTGAACGAACAAGAATTGAACAAAGGGATATTTTTGAATGATGTCTCTAACGTTTCTGAAGATATAGTCGGGAGTCACTCTCGTCTGTTTTTTATAAACGCTAGATAGCTCGTTAAATTTTAAACAATTATCCAGGCTGTCCTCAACAAGGACAATAAAGTTCGCTTCTGCCGCCCACGCTCTTTCTATTTCCCGACAGAACCTTTCAAACCCACCGCTCAGAGTCCCTATTAAGTCGCTTATGGACTTCCTTTCTATATAGCAGTTACACGTAGACTTATCGCAGCTAAAAGCATAGTCTGCGAATTTTAAAGTTTTTATTTCTGATTGTCTTTTGAAAGACAAGGGTCTCTGCTCTCTTGTGTCTACGTAAATTTTGTAATCTTCTCCGTAGGTAGAGCCGTAAACCATTTTACCCGATGGATAAACGTACTTATTCTTAAAACCCATCCGCTCACACTCCTCGTAATACCCGCCAAACACACCGTTCAAATAACTCACCGGAGGGATCATTATCGACCTCAACTCTACCTGGGTGGGCGCGTAAATTAAGCCCTTCTTTTCTTTCCTTTTCTCTAGGACATCTTTGCAATATTTGTAGGCCTCCTGTTTGGACAGGCTCTCTAACCATTTTTTTAGATTTGCCTTAGAATTAAAATCAGCACTAAGGTATTGCTCTTTGTTTTTGAACTTAATGATAGAATCATCAAATAAATCCCGTCGAGGTTCGTATTCCTGATAGTACTCGGCTTGCCTCAAAGAATGAGATCTCAGATGGGAATTGAATTCCTTATCTGTTGCAAAATCTACCTGACATATTTTACACTTAGCCATTCAGAGCTTCGTCTTCACTAAGGCCGAGAATCTTACTCTTTATCTCATCCATTGTTGTGAGTCTTTCTATTTCGTTTTTAAGGGATAACTTTCTCAACTCTGCTAATTTTATAAGTTTTATCCTGCTTTCCTCGTCTTTCCAAAGCTGAACAAGATTGAGGATGCTGGCGTTTTCTTTGATCTCTTTTTTTAATCGGTCGCTTCGTTTCTCCTTTAGATCATCTAGTAGTTTCTGCTGACGATTAACGCTTTGATGATACTCCGTCTGCGCCGTGTTGATAGCTTCGACTAAAGACATAGAAATCCGTCTTCCCTCTGTGTCGTTCGCCGTATCATCTAGAAGAATTTGCAAACGAGTAACTCTCGCCTGAATGTTTGAAGATATAACAACCTCAGTAGCGAGGACGATGTACTGATCGACCTCTTCTTGTGTCAAATCGCTTTTGTCGTTCGTATATCTTACGAAGCTACTTTCAAAAAGATCCCTCTCCGTCTGTGACGAGTAGGAGTTCATTTGATGAATGAACCGGTAAGTGTGCAAATATCCAATCAGAGCGTTGACTTCTTTTCTCTGTCTAGGGGTTATTTTTTCTTTTTCTATGGTGGGCACGTCTGGCCTACCAACGAATTTATTTATTCTAGATATGGCTCTTTCTTCCGTTCTCGGAGGTCTGTATTCTTGCGAAACGTTTTCCTCTGGATTTTCGAAAGGTTTTTTTGGTTGAGTGTCTTTTAGATAACTATTTACCGACTTAGCTTCTTGACTTAGGTTCGTTATCTTATGATTGGAGAATATAATCCTAGCCATCTCAACGAAGCTCATTGTGGCCATGTTGTTTTTTACGAACTCCTTTTGGTCGTCTGTAAGCTCTACCTTTTCCTTAGCTTGATACTCCTGAGACCCCCTAGCTTTAAGCTGCCTCGTCGCTAAAAATTGTTTAACTAGACGCCCCTCTTCGCTTCTTCCATCCGCTTCTTCTAGTTCTGGAAAAGCGAGCTTAGTCAGATCTTTTAGAGATGGCGGATTTTCTGGACGAGAATTCCATTCGTTAATAATTCTAAGCTGCTGCTCTTCGTTGAGTTCTTTTGGATCGCTCATATGATATCTATTTGATCGTCCTTCAAAAGTTTTTTAACTTTGGTAATTATTATCTTCTTTACGTTTTGGATGTGTTTGTATCCGGGGGGGCGATTTTTTTCTGTTGTTTTGTAGCTGAGTTTTTTTGCCGCTTCCTCTTCGCTTTTGCCCTCTATGTATAAAAGTTTATAAATTTTCCATTCCGAAGGCTTTAAACAGTCTTTCATTTTGTTGTGAATCTTTTGCGCGTTGCGTTCTAATGATGAATTATCCGAAAACTTAACGCTTGATTCAAGAGCGAAAAAATCCAAAGGTTGAGCGATGCTTAAATTGTAGGCGTTCTTTTTGTTCTTTTCCCAGTTTTTATAAAGAGGACATTTAGCGCATTGAGTGCCGTATATTCTGCATCCATCATTTTCTTCGGCCGCAGAGCATTTCACGCAAGGCTTCGCGTGGCTAGTGAAATTATTCCTTAGTAGGTTTTTTATCTGGTTCGCTATGATTCGATTCAACCAAGGAATTAACGGCTTTGAATTATCATATAAATGCCACTTTTGAAAAATATGAAGCCGAATTATCTGGGAAACATCTTGATAATCCATATAAGAAAGAAAATCTAAGCGCCACTTGGGTTTTCTCTTCTTTATCTCCTCATTTATAACGAGGATACAGTCTTCAAAAGACGGATTTTTATTCTCGGGGGTCATTTTTGTTTCTTAGTGTCCCCGCTTCCTTTCGGAATTGTTCTAAAAAGTCCTTAGTGCTTATCTGTCCGACTTCAGGAGTAATTCTTTCTTCTGGCTCCCCTGCGTTCATTGAATATTGAGCCAAATCCTTTATGCTTGTTGCTTTTGTCTCATAGATTACCACGTCAAAGTCTAACTTTTCTATATTAGGGATTCTCTCCTCTTCTTCGGACTCTTCGGTCTCGTGTTCTGCTTCTGTTTTCTTAGAAATAGACAAAGCGTTCGTTTTTTTATCAAATGGAGAACCGCAAGACTGACAAAATTTAGGTTTTTCCATTGTATACTCCGCAGGTTTTCCGCAACCCATGCAATAAACTTTTAATTTAGCCATATATTTTATAGACGTATACCCGTGTATTTATAATATATAAAAAGAAATAATAAGATTTATGAGTAAAATTGAACTTAAAAAAGTAAAAGAGTTAATTAACAAAATCCTAGCAGATAGCTTCAGGCACTGTGAAGATACGAACGATAAGACAACTAAAGACTTCGTGAGCATTAATCAAAACGCGCACGAAGCATTAAAAATAATCCAGACCAGATTACTTTAGCTCTTTGAACTTCTTAACTAAGAACTTCACCAGTTCAGAACGCATGATGTCGTCCTCGGTGAATTGAAAGCTCTTAACCCCGTTCGCAATGCTGTCTTCATCAGAGAATAGATTAAACATCCTCTCAAACGCTCCCCCCTTGCCCGAGGGAAGGTCTGTTTGATTTGGATCAGCAAGGACGAAGCATTTGCTAAACCGCCCCAAGCGCGTCAAGACAGTGATAATCTCTTTCTGGGTTGAGTTCTGAGCCTCATCGAAGATTATGCATTTCGCATTCCAGCTCATTCCGCGAGAATAGTTCACAGGATACATCGAAACTCGTTTATCCTTCTCTAGTTTGTCTACTTCCGCGCGAGGAAGAAGTTCGTCAAGTTTTTCAAGAAATGGGAGGTTGTAAACGTGGAGTTTTTCGTCAGCATCACCCGGAAGAAATCCGAGTTTACTGTCGCTGCTTTCAACAGCGGAACGAATGTAAATAATATCAGATATTCTTTTCTCATTTAAAAGCTTTAGGGCGCAGTACGTCGCCAAAACGGACTTGGATGAACCTGCGGGCCCATTGACCATCATTATTTTTGTCTCTTTGTCCAGGGCCGCGTCTATAAACGTTTTTTGTTTGTCTGTCCACTTTAACTCTTTTATTGTTAGTTCGTTCTTGATCTTTTCTCTCTGGTGGACTTTTGCTGATTTATCTTCTTTATAATTCTTGGACATAAATTATTTATTAGACTATTGTCCAGCCTCACTTAATCATGATTAAGGAACTCTGGCCTAGTTGGTGGTGAAAATGGAGGCGGGCCAACATCTGGCCAACCTGGAGCTAAAGCGAGTTCATCGAACGCATCAAGGGTTAAGGGGAGTTTTTCTTTAACTAATGGATTTGGGCTATTTGTTATTGGATCATTGATAAAGCCGAGTTGATACTCCAATAAAACCCTGGATAGTATCTGGAAATTTACAATACCAAACCCTGTGTATTTATTCCAGCCCTTTATATAAATTTCTTTTTCTGTGTATGCGCTCGTGAAGAGATCATTAGCCGCATCCAATTGGAGAGATGTAAGTCTCGGGATGTTATACACGCACCCCTTCATGATATCCATCACTATTCTTGAAGCGATGCCGGGCTGTATCCGTATAAAAAAGCCAAATATTACAGCGGCAACACCAGCAACGAAAGCGGAAGCCAAATCTGTTCTTGTGTGCGTGGCGTAACTATTTCCCGGCGTAAGCACATTAACCGATGTCCCTGGGCCGACCAGACCATACCTCGCCATTCTTTCGTGCCCATAGTTGGAAGACGCTTCCCACACCAAACCTTGCTCGGGAATACTTAAACTTGCATTAACGAACGAAGAACCGTAACTAATTTCATCTACGGACCCCACGCAAACAATATAGTCTCTAAGGGCAAGAGCGTAACTAATAGACATTCTATTATCGTTTACCTCCATTTCGGAGTGATTGTTTCCTGTCCCCTCACAAAAGACTATATTTCCGCCGTTAAACGCGTTAATAATTTTAGCCCTTAAATTATTTTTTTGTTGAACAAATGCTCCATTTAGCGCAGACGCATCCAAATCAAGAGCGATAATCAGCACGTTTACATCGTTGTCCATCGCGTGATTTATGGCTGCGGTAATTTTCTCAAGACGATGCCCTTCGTTTGTAAACTCTGTTATTGCATAGTCTATAATTTTAGCGTTAGGAGCCACTCCGTATAAATTTACCGCTCCTGCCGCCGCAACCACACCAGCAACTTCGGTACCTACGGAATTATCATCGTGATTACTTCCTTGTCCCGGAAGCACGATTCCATTATTAAATGCTAAGGCGTTAACAGGAAACCTTTGCAAAAAGTTGGCGACAATATCTAGGTGAGTCTCATCTATGCCTGTATCATTTATAATTCCTATTTTGACATTGCTCCCCTTAAAGTAGTTAGGGCTTTCGACGGTGTTGCCATAATAGCCGCTTATGTGAATCCAGTCTAAGCCCAAGGTTGTCTGCGACAAAGTGTACGCTGGCATTTTTTATTTATTAGAGTATTGTCCAGCCTCACTTAATTCTAATTAAGGAACGCTGGGTCAGTCGGTTGTGAAAATGGAGGCGGGCCAAGATCTGGCCAACCAGGGGCTTGATCAAGCTCCCCAAACGAATCAAGATTTAAGGGTAGTTTTTCTTTATTTAGGGGGATTGGGCTATTTGTTATTGGGTTTAGTATCAGACCTCTTTTGATGGCCATCAAAGCTCTGGCTAATAGTTGAAAGTTTATGCAGCCGTATCCTGTATATTTATTCCAGCCTTTTATGTAGATTTCCTTTTCTTGATATCCATTTGTATAGAGGAGATTGCTCGAATCATTGATTGGAGAAGTGTATCTAGGAATATTAAACGTACACCCCTTGATTAAGTCGAATACGGTTTTTGCGGAATAACCGATGTTTGCCTCTCTGAAAAAACCAACTATCATAGCCGCAACACCCGAGACAAATGGAGTGGACATACTTGTTCCTGTAGCGGGTCCGTACCCGCCTCCCGGAAGGGTTGACGTAATCATTGTTCCTGGACCAACCACCCCGTTAAGGACCATTCTTTCGTGACCGAAGCTGGAATAATCCGCTTTGGCGATGTTGTTTTCAGGATTGGATAAGCTAGAATTTGTAAAAGTCGGAACTCCAGCCATATCGTCTAAAGCTCCAACCGTAAGCAATTTGTCTGGTGCGTTAGCGGCTTGAGGAATTTGCAATAGCACAGTTAAGTCTTCTGTTCCCCCGTTTCCGGAGCTGACACAAATCACTATATTTGCGGCGTGCGCCGCCGCCACCGCTGAAACAAGATTTGCCCTAGCAGGAGAAAAAGGCGGCGGCTTCACCGGAAGGAATAAAGAAATATTTAAAACGTTAATGTCGTTATTTATCGCGTGATTTATCGCGTTAGCAAGGGCATTAACATAACCTTCACCCCACGTTGGGTCACTGTAAACAGGATAATCCCAAATCAAAGCTTTGGGGGCGATGCCACTTAACTGCACAACTCCAGCCGCAGCAACGATACCAGCGACATGAGTTCCATGAAAACCTACCACCGCGTCGTTTGCGGGAAATCTTCCGATATAATTAGGAGAAAGATCGGGATGAAGATCGTCTACTCCAGAGTCTATTATCCCGACTCTTACTCCCTCACCCCAAAAATAATCTTTAGTCAATAATATGTCATCTTCATATCCGCTAACATGAATCCACGGTAGTCCGATCGCTATTTGAGTCAGAGTATATGCAGCCATATTCTTACAAATATAAGTTTGCTATGCTTATTCTTTTTTCTAAGCCGGGACCATCCTTCAAGAGTTTTTCTTTTATTAGTTCTATATTTTTTTTGCTAATGACATCTATCGGAGCATCTTTCAATTCGGGGAAGGTGTCTCTAATGTTTTGTATTTTTTCTATTGATAGAGCGGTTCCCTTATAGAAAAAGGCGGGTTGATTTTTATAAGTCCAAACGACCTCGTTAATCTTTATTAAGTTGTTCTCGTTATCCATAAAAAATAATTATCAAGGTGGGCAATTGCGCTCAACGAAATCGACATCAGTGGGAGGATGAAACGGTGGCGGTCCCAAGTCGGGCCATCCAGCATTCTGCTGTTGATTTAGCAGGGAAAAAGTATTTACGGTGGTGCCGATTGAGCTTTGAAACCGAGCAGGAAGAAGTTCATCAGGATCTGGGGTTAGTTTAGTTACTGTTTGACCGTAGAAAGCGCATCCCCGAAGGGTATTGGAAGCTATTCTTTGTAATATTTCGAAACTGGGAGTCCCAAACCCAGTAAAACTATTCCATCCTCGCGGATAAATCTGTTCTTCTACATACTCCTGATTCCCATTCCCCGTGTAGACTCCACAACGATCGCTGGAGGGATTAATTTCTGTTGGAAAATAGTATAGTGCGGCTCGAGCATGTTGCTGCACGACCGTCACCTCGCCGTTGACGTGGACGCGCGCCATTGCTCTTATCAAAGCAAGGAAACCCCCGAAAAAAGCCATAGCAGACTCGTTTCCAAACACATCGGCCTCTATAATGGTATTGTCCGTAGTATACCTGTCTAGCCCTATAGGACCAACGTATCCGGAATGAAGCATTCTTTCGTTTCCATAGCCCCCTGCGGCGCGCTGGGCGCCACCGAAAAGGTCGCTAAAAAATCTACTTGATCGATACAGAGGCCACGTAACATAAGAGCCCGCAACAATATAAATGAAAGGCCTTATTCTGGGAATCAAAGAGTCCAATAGAAAATAAGGATTTCCTTGTGCACCAACCGCAGTCTCGTCATCTTTTATGTCTACGTCTCCCACGCCCAAAACTATGCTCACGGTTTGGGAGGCATTTATAATCGCATTTTCAAGCTCTTGGAAATCGTTGGCACCATTGAACGCATCAAATGTGAGCGAGAAAATTAAGTAGTTTATATCAATGATTATAACGCCAACACCCTTTGCTGAGGCATCATTTATCGCTTTTATCAAGTAATCTGGTGAAGCCATTATTGTGTTAACTTTCTCGGCATCAGTCCCATTTATTGAATCGTAAATCGATCGACGAAAAATTGGATAATCATATATTTTAGCCACGGAAGGAACGAGCCCTATTGACGACGAAGTGTGATATCCACCAATAATACCAGCAATAGCCGTACCGCGCTCCCCTTCTCCGACGGTAAAATCCAAAGCTTGACCATAATCGCCATCACCTAATGTAATCTTGTTGCCGGTCTCTATATCCGAGTGAATGTAGACGCCATCAGAAATAATAGCCACGCTCTCTTGATATCCATACAGGTGGCTGGCCGTAGGCGTAATACTTAGATTATCCGCATCTACATATCCTGATAAATGATAATAGTCCACTCCGTATTGTTGAAAAGTGTTTTGATAGTGCATGATAACGAATACCTTATAAATAAATACACCAAAAACCCCCTTCATTCCCAATAAAGAACGAAGGGGGCAGGTTAATTAAGTTTGTTTTGAATTACTTCTTCGCGGGCGCAGGTACGCGTGCGGGCGCGGGCGCGCTAGAAGCTAGACCTAGAGACGGATAAGGAACGTCAACAGAAACGAAGGGCAGCGTAATACCGATACCGTTCTTGATTCTTATGTCGAACCAGCCGCCTTTGTTGGCCGCTGTGCCAACGTTAGCCGACGGAAGCTTCTGACCAACAGAAAGCGGTCCAACGGTAACGGAGTTGTTATTGCCGATTGTGGCATTCAACCCTTTGGGGCCGATGGAGGCTGTCCCCAGTTTCACGCTCGCATTCACGAACGGAAGAGTGACACCCACTCCATTGTCCACGGATAGCGACAACGCGCCGTTATCCTTGTTGGCCTCCTTTCCGATTTTAGCCTGTGGTAGAGCTTGTTCTACAACAATTAATGGAGCCAAGTCCAGTTTGTTGTTTGCGCCGACGGTAACTACATCAGCAAAAGCTGAAGCCGTAGCGGTGAGGGTTAGTGCGATGGTTAGTACATTTAGCTTATTTAGCATACAAGTGGACTATACACTAACCCAGGCAGAAGTCAAAAAATTTTTAATCCTTAATTAAGTACTTACTTAATTAAACTATTAACTATCCAGAATGAAGCGGCGACAAACCATCCAAGAGCGCCGTAAATTTTAGAATGCAAGCAGAGTGAGCGAATCATATTCTTTCTTTTCTCCCTTCTCCTCTATTAACTGCAACAAGAGGTCTATAAATTTCTTTTGTTTTTCTATGATTATCCGTTGAGACTCTGTTGTCTTTTCTTTTTGGATGTTCTCTTTTATGAGGAAGAACACCTCTTGAAGAATAACTTTTTCTTTTTTCTCTTGCTGAACTTCTGTGAAGCCAAAGACACAAATGAGGACCACGACAACGGCGAAGACAAAAATTTCGCAAGTCTTCTCGCTCATACCATCGTTTCCATACAGAATACTACACTATTTATTTTGATAAAAGGCTATCGTTCTGATCAGCCCCTTATCGAGAGGAGTCTTCGGTCCCCATTTTAATTCTTTTTTGATCTTAGAACTATCAATAGAGTATCTGAAGTCGTGGCCTTTTCTATCTTCTATAAATTTTATAAGATCTTTTGGATTTTGACCTAGGAGCCTGCAAATCCGTCCGATTATCTCTAAATTCGTCTTCTCCTCGTTGGAGCCGATATTGTACTTCTCTCCGGCCGCGCCGCTTTTCATCACCTTCCACAAAGCTTCGCAGTGGTCGTCCACGAAAATCCAATCCCTAACGTTTTTACCGTTCCCATAAACGGGAATGGACTTTTCAGCAAGAACAGAGTTAATGATGACCGGAATAAATTTTTCTTCGTTCTGGTTCGGGCCGTAATTGTTTGAGCAGTTGGTTATTATGGCGGGAAATTTAAATGTATGGTAATAGGAACGGGCAAGCATATCGCTTGAAGCTTTACTCGCCGAGTATGGCGAATTAGGAGCGTACGGAGAGTCTTCTGTAAATGTACCCTTATCCCCTAATGATCCATAGACCTCATCCGTAGATACATGAACGAATTTTTTGTTTTTTAAATCATTTTTCCAGATAGACCGACACGCTTCGAGAAGATTGTACGTTCCGACAATATTAGAAAAGATAAAAGGCTCTGGATCTTTTATAGAATTATCTACGTGGGTCTCGGCCGCTAGATGAAATACGTGCGAGATATTGTGCTTGTAGATTACGTCGAAAACCTTTAATTTGTTGGCTAAATCGACTTTTTCGGAGAAGTATTTTTTGTTGTCTTTGAGGTCGTCTAAGTATTTTTTGTTGGAAGCGTAGGTCTCCTTGTCGAGATTAACGACTTTAAACACTCTATTCTCCCCCATTAATAGCTTTATGAGGTTGGAGCCTATGAAGCCATAGCCGCCAGTAACTAAGATGTTCATTCCGGCCTCCAATTTTTTAGGGAATCTTCCAAAGCCTCTTCCGTGCTACGCATTTTTATTCCGGCCGCTAATAATTTTGAGTTATCCATGACGCAATTAGACCTCGGAGTCTTCGCCGCGAGCTTATAAAACTCTTCGTCGTCCGCCCAAAACTTAAATCTTTTCTTGCTCGGCCTCAATTTTTTTATCTTCTTCACGACCTCTTTTGTCGTCGTCGAGCCGGTGTTAACGATATTGTATATACCGAATGGGACTTCTTTCTGCAAGCAATCGATGCAGGCGTTAACGAAATCCCCTAAATGAGAGATAGAATTTTCCGCATTAAGTAATTTCTCGTATCTTTGAAGCTTAGAGAGGTAGTTCCTGGCATTGTCATTCTCATCAAAGGGAATACGGAGTCGCCAAATGTAGTACTTCTCCGCCATAGCCTTAATCATCTTCTCTCCCTCAGCCTTTGACCCGCTATAATAGCTACAAGGAGGGCTATCGAAGCAGAAGTTCGGCGGATCTTCCTCGGTAAAGCCTTTTCCGTCCGCGCGCGTACCCGTATAAATGCATCCGGATGAAACGTGAGCCAATGGAACATCAAACAAGACACTCAATCTAGAGAGTAGGCGGGGGAATGTCATATTCCCCTTTAGAGTCTCTTCTTTCTCGTCTTCGCAAGCGTCAACATTGGGCTTGCCCACATATCCAGCACAATTTATAATAAATTTAGGATTAACCATCTGCACTGCATCAGTTAAATTACTAAAATCATAATAATCTGCATCCTCTCTTCGAACAATAACATGCGGTAAATTTCTTTTGATCAATTCGTCAGTAAATTTTTTACCAACGTAACCCGTTGGGCCGTAGACTAGGTACATATTTTTTTCAGGTATTGTTTGTATTCTCCGTTGGGAGTCTTATCAATTAGGTCTTTTAAATTTTTGGTGGATAAAAATCCAGCATTCAACGCTGCCTCTTCGACGCATCCGATTTTAATTCCTTGACGTTTTTCTATGGCCTGTACATAGGCCGAGCTTTCGTGGAGGCTGGTACAAGTGCCTGCATCTAACCAAGCACAACCTCTATTAATTTTAAATACATTTAATTTATTAGAATTTAAATAATATTTATTAATATCTGTTATCTCTAACTCTCCTCTCGGTGAAGGCTTTAAAGATTCGGCTATAGATGAGACATTTTCATCATATAAGTAAAGTCCAGGAACGGCATATCTGCTCTTGGGCTTTTCGGGCTTCTCTTCTATTGATAAAACTCTCCCGCCGCTGTCAAAGTCTACCACACCATATCTTTCTGGATCTTCAACTTCGTACCCGAAGATAGTCGCGCCGCTGGAGAAGGACTTAAACGCGCCATTAAACATTCCGCCGCCGTAGAAGATATTGTCCCCCAGTATTAGGGATACATTTTCGTTTTTTATTTTTTGTTTAGAGAGGATGAAGGCCTCAGCTATTCCTTTGGGAGCCAATTGTTCTATGTATTCTATATTTACTCCCCACTGAGCGCCGTCATTTAATAATTTTTTATAAAATGGTATATGTTCAGGAGAGGATATGATTATTATTTCATTAATATTGTTTTCAATTAAGGTGGACAGTGGGTAGTACACCATTGGCTTGTCGTAGACAGGCAAAAGGCTCTTGTTGATTATCGTAGTCAGCGGAAATAGCCGCGAACCAGCGCCTCCAGCGAGAATTATCCCCTTCATATCAATAGGAATATATCACAAGCACCTATTTTAGCAATTAGCGGCCGGGATTTTTAGAATAGACACTCATAGAGTAATTATGATTTTCATTTTATTAATTAAAATAATTTAATAATATATATTTATGTATTGGTATATGGAATAGGGAATTAATTTACTTGGGGGAGATTGATATAGATGCCCCCACGCCCTAATTCGGAAAAGTCCGTTGTATTTTTTTTCATTAATAGGGTAGGGTGCCGTTGCTACTCGCACGCCGCAACGTCGTTTGCGTGGTCTGCCGCTTCCGCCTTCGCGTCGTAGCCTTGCGAGATACGCCCTTCGATGTAGTTGCCGAGAATCTGCTCGAAGTCTTTGGCGTCGATTCTTTGACCGAGCGTGGGAAGACTATTCCCGCGCGTCACAGATAGGTTGAGGTAAACGAATTGGCTTTCGTTGGAATAGGTTTCCGCATATATGAGAACGGTGCGTCCGTTCTCTTTAATCTCCGCTTCAAGTGACTCGTCATCGTAATTGCAGAAAAGAATTTCGATGCAGGAGTTGCTGATTTCGTTTGCGATTTGATTTAGAACTTTCATCTGATATAAGGTAGCACGAGACAAGCGGCGGCGCGAGAAATGAATCATCATAAAGTTTTGCCCAATTCGCTCGGTTGGCACGGTTCCTGTTCCCTCGCGTTCATTCGTAAGTCATAACCCCTTGATTAGCAAAGGGTTGCGTGGGGGTAGGGGGAGGCCCGCGTAAGTGCTTGATAATCAACGACTTACAGATGTTAGCCTCGACTAACACCTTCACGAACCGTGCCAACCGTGCAAACAATCGCTGTGCCAACCGCGCAAACAATCGCCGTGCCAACGTAGCGTAATCGCGCAAATTAAATGCAGATTCATTCTTCACGCTGCCGCTTGCGCTGTGCTATATTCAGGTATGGAAAATAATATGAAAAACGAAATGAAAATAAATAAAGAACTCACTCTCAACAAGGCAACCCACGTTTTCAACGGTGTTCGTGTTAAGGTTTTTATGAGCACGGTTAGGATGTATGACGACGGAATGAGCGGTACGGGTGAAATTCTCGAAGGAATAAACAAAGGCAAGTGGACAACGGTTAATATGGTCGAAGCGGTCGAACTCTGCTAAAAACCCTTATGAACATTCACGTTGAATCAATCCTTCTTGCTCTTGGCGCCCTTGCTAGCGTTACGATGATTCTCCTTTGGGGAATTATGTTAAAGGAATTATTCGAGGACTGATATGTATAAGGTATAAGGCTCCGCGCGCGGGGTCTTATGCCTTATATAATGTTAGCCTCGCCTAACTTTCACAAGTCGTAAGTGCTTGATAATCAACGGGTTGCGTGGGGGTAGGGGGAGGCCCGCGTAAGTGCTTG